TGGCGATGATTTCATTGGTATTATTGATCAACGTGTAGGTGATGATATGATTCGTGCACATTTCTTAGAATATGGATTTGTCATTAAATATGTCCATTCTAGCACTCAATCATGTAATGTCGATTTCCTATCAAAGTATCTTTATTATTCACCAGCTGTTAAACATTATTATCCGTATCGTCCATTAGTAGAAACAGTGTCTCGTATATTGATGCCAGAAGAGTATGACGTTGCGCGACGATCCGCTCCTGATCCTATCATTGCTGCGGAACGTTTGATTGGTCATGTGTTTGATAATCCGTATAACCTTGAGAGTCGCGCTATGTGTTTGAAGATGTTATCATACTTACATGAGCATTATCACATTGAGGATGTTGATATGGAGAAAGTGTTTGAAAAGTTTCGAATGCGTGGGATTGTGATAACCATACGTAGGATGCCATGTGTCCCATCAGAAGCAATGATTGATATGCTTTATGGAATTGATTCGACCAAGCTTCACCTGCAATACGATGATGCCATCCGTCAGGTCACGCCTGTGCCACAGTATGACATAACGATGCTTGATTCTGTTGACACAGCAGCGTTATCAGCTGAATCATATGCAGATTTAGTTTCTGTATTGAAAGGTAAGACTGTTGGTTCCATGAAGAATTTGCGTATTAAACAGTTGACTCGATATTTTACGATTCCGTCATGGAGTACAGGGACTGCAGAATTAAAGTTCCTTGAAATTATTAAAATGGTTGGTAAACCAAAAAGTGTGTATGAAATTGGATCCCATCCTGGTGCCGTTGCTGAGATGGCACGTATTTGTGATATTGAAATTTCTGGCGTGTCATTATATCCGATCGAGGATCAGAAAACTGACCGTCCATTCATGTATAAACTAGATGAGCGTCTACGCGAACGGTTTAAACAAGATGATTGGCGTAACGTTAAGTTCGATGATGTTGATATGGTTTATAATGATTCATACAGCATGTCTCAAACCACAGATTCATTGGATGATGTCCATCGGTATGTTGAAGATATGATCGTACAATCACATGAAGTTATGACTAAGGTGCGTAAAGATTCACCAAAGTGCGTTACATATGTGACTAAGGTACATGGATTCACCCCTAAGGTTTATGCAGAATTGTATGCAATGATGCGTGAATTTGGGGAGATGCGTCTGATCAAACCAGTATATTCATATCCTTGGCAATCCGAAGTTTATGCC